CTCATTTGCTATACTATAATCAGAAGGAGGGCGCAGACCTAGTTCTAATTGAACCTTTAAAACCGAACAGAAAAGAAAGGAAGTACAACAATGAAAAACATCACCAGAGGAGTCACTTGCATCGAAACAGTGCACTATTACCGCATGTCCCTGAGCTTTTTCCTAGAAAACGCCGAAAAGGTGAACAAAGAGGAGGGTGAACAATGAAACCCTGCGGAGTAGAGGTAGCCTACTAGATAGATGGAAAGCTTGAAGTAGCGCTAATATCATTAGACCTGTATAAAAAGCTGGTAGACCATATCGCAAATTTACAAGGTAAAATCATCAGTGTAAAGCTGATATGCGTAGGGGGACGGTGAAATCAATGCTTGTCTTAGTTAAAATTCAGTATCAGATAGGATTAGTAGAAGAAACCCTCATAATTCAATCCCAATATTATGAATACATGATGGGCTTACTAAAGAAGCACTTTGCATCCATCAAGAAAGTTGACTTCATACACATGGACACTAATGAGGAGGATTAAAATGAAGCGTCATATCATCGTCGAAACAACCGATCTAAAGTATTGCCTGATAGCCGCTAATTTCTTTAGGAACTGCAACACAGCCCTATATTTAATCCGCCAGCGTGGCGTCTGGCAATTAAGTGCCCGGTATTAACCGGGCACTTTTTCATGCCCCATACACCCTACTTGTTAAAAATTTAACAATCGAACATTTGTTCGCAGTCCCGGCCCTCCGTACACCCGGTTAGCGTAAGCTAACACTACTTTACACAAACCCATGAAAATTTCGCATGTCGTGTTCATAACTAGTTCATATTTCCTTGCTACAATACAACTATGAAAGGAGGACCCACCCAATGAGATACATCCCTAGAGAAACCTCAGTTAGCGCCTTTAGATTTGGCAAGCACATCCCTCCAAAATGGTATATGGGCCTGATCAATCGAGGCAAAGCGTTTGCCGCCGTAGACAACACTGATAAAACCAACCCCCTAAAACTTGAAATTCAACTCCCCACTGGAAACGTCACAGCTGTGCCTGGCGATTGGATTCTACTGAATACCGAAGGCAAAATAAGCGTACTTTCCCATGATGAATTTGTGAGCACATACAGGGAGGTAAACGATGGATGATTATGCAGTAGGCAGATTCAAAGCCGTCTATAATTTCATTTTATATGGATACGAATGGATGAATCTCCCACAGACGGTTAACTCCTCATGTCGAAACAATCAAGAACAAGAGGAAGGCTACAACGCAGGATTAGCAGAAATCGCGCTCAACAAAAAGGAAATATACGCATACATGAGAAGAAGAGAAATGGAGAAGGAGGCGGAATAGTATTGTGAAGCATACAGAATAGGCTTCCTAAAACCTGCATGAACTATTTTACATACAACCTAGAACGCACAATAGAGCGTAAAGAAAAAGACTGTGCAAACGAGGACGAGAAAGCAGGCTATACAGACGCCACATTAGACCTCACTAGGTACAAGAAAGAAATAGATGAATTCGTGTGCGCGATACGCAGAAGAATTTACAACTAACCCTTCCCAGCCGGTCTGTGGGTTATCAGGCCGGACCCCACGGGGTAAACCCGCTCCCTCCAATCACAAAATGAAAGGAAGTGAACACTCCCTCCACAATTCAATATGTCGAAACGGTACATTTTTTAACAGTAAAGAGGGAAGCGAGTAAATCCCCGCGATTCTAAATTTAAAGAAAGCAAGAACTTGAACAGGAGGAAAAACCATGGCAAAGTACATGACCAGAACAGTAGATACTTATATTTATCATCTGGGGAATATCGAGAACAACGGCGATGCAACCACCATTATCCCCGTAACTGACATTTCCAGCGAAAAGAAGCTGGGCGAGCGAGAGACAAAGAAGCTTCTGAAAGAGCATGGCGCACAGATCGTCTATAAGATCGACAACGTGCCCCATACCTACCGCCTGTCCCTTGACAAGTTCATGGAACTGGCCGAAGAAGTCCCCACAAAGAACAATCAGTAAACAATCATATTTTAGGAGGAAATAACAATGGATATGAATAAGCAGATGCAGGCGTTTACCGGGTCTGAGACTTCCGACATGTTTGTCAGCTTTGACCCCGTTTCCGGTGAGGACAAAATCAAGCTGTACAACGCGATTAACGCTCCTGAGACCAGAATTGCCGACATGGTCAACAAGCCCATTTGCCTGACTGACGTTATCATGGTCAAGTGCAAAATCAACGACAGAGGCCGCTCCGCTGAGCGGGATGCAATCCGCGTCATTCTGATTGATGATCAGGGCGAAACGTATGCGGCCACCTCTTCCGGTATCACCAACAGCGTCCGCAACATCTTCAACATTTTCGGCACCCTGCACTTCCCTGAGGGGCTGAAAGTAACCATTGAGCAGATTAAGACCAGCAACGGGAACACCCTGACCATGAAGCTCATGGCCTAACAAATGCGTCCCGTTATTCAATCTAGGGAGGGGCGTAAGCCCCTCCCTTTAATCAAAGGAGGTGTAAAATGGCATCCCGCACAGTATCCGAAAACACAAGCCGCATCTTAACAGAGGGGGCCGATTTTATCTCAAAGAAATTTCGCCTACCATGTGAGATCGACCCAGACGCGGCTTTAGTTCTAGCTCAAATTGCAACATTTGGGAAGGGGGTCAGGGTATGGCACGGAGGAAAAGAGGTACAACAGGATCAGCTGAAAATAAAAGTGTCTATAGCCCAACAGAACAACAACTGAAAAAGCTACAAAGCGAGATAAAGAACTACAACAGACGTTTACAGAGCGCAATTAAAAGAACATCTCCAGAACTAAGAGAATATTTACCGCCGAAACTTTCATATACAGAGGAAGCAGGCAAAATAAAATCGGCAAAGGGATTCAAGCGCAGAATAGAGACATTGCAGAGATTTGATAGAGCCGGGCTAGAGTTAACAACCTTTGAAGGGCGGCCAATAGCAAAGGCTTCTCTTGATTTAATAAGGCGCTCAGTAGCAGAAGAAAACAGACGACGTAAAAAGAGAGTTGCGACGCAGGCAGAAGCACAAGAGCGCCTAGGGAGATTTCCAACACAGCCCGTGTATGGCACAAGGCCAGTAACACTTTCAAAAATAATAGCAGATGAAGAGAAGCGCCAGCGGCTAGAAACAGAGTTTCTAGAACCCGAAAATGCAAACCCACTTACAGAAGCATACAGACAAAACTATATAAGACACGCCTACGAAGCTCTTCAATTATGGAACGTGTCTAACGGAGAAAACGATGAAGTGACAAACCTCGTAATGCAAATAATAGGTGTCGTTGCATCTGCATCAAAAGAAGTGATTGACGCGTCAATAGGTATCCCAGAAACAAGGATAGATATACTCTCAGACCTAGAATTGTTCATAAACAATCTAGCGTACATTCTGGGAATATGGGAAAGCCTATGATATGGCAATATATGCGGCTGACTTTGAAACAACCACAAATTCAGATGACTGCCGTGTTTGGGCGTGGTGCATTTGCGACATATATGACATAGAATCTACAATATCATATGGAGAGACGATTGAGACCTTCATAGAATATATCGGAAAATTACATGGTAAAATATACTTTCACAACCTGAAATTTGACGGCACATTTATTGTAGACCACCTCCTAAAAGAAGGATATGTTCACTCACAATATAGAAAGATACATAGGAACGAGTTTAGCACCTTAATATCAGACATGAGGCAATGGTATCAGATCAGATTTGTACCAGATAGGAAATCAGGATCAGACGATGAAATCCAAATAATAGATTCCCTGAAAATACTTCCAATGCCAATATCTGATATGCCAAAATCTTTCGGGATAGAGGAAAAGAAGCTAGAAATTGACTACCACGAGGACAGAGAAATAGGGCACATACTAACGCAAGAAGAAAAAGACTATATTTCTCACGATGTAATAATATTAGCAAAAGCCCTTAAATTTATGTTTGATCACAATCAAACAAGACTAACAACTGGCTCAAACGCCTTGCACGATTACATGTCCCGACTAGGAAAAGAACAATATAAACAGAGATACCCGGAACTAGATTTACCAACGTTCACTGACTTTAAGAAATCGTACAAAGGCGGATTTACATTTGTAAACCCAGCATACAAAGACAAGGATGTAAAAGAGGGAGCCGTATTTGATGTAAATTCAATGTATCCGTGGGCAATGAAAAATTGTCTACTCCCCTACGGAGAGCCGGTATATTTTCCAGAGAGATACAAACAAAACCCGATGTACCCACTATACATACAATGCATCCTATGCGAATTCAAGTTAAAACCAAACCACTATCCATGCATACAGATAAAAGGTCATTTTATGTACCATGATACAGAGTATTTAACACAGTCGATAGAGCCAACCTATTTATACCTAACAAGCGTAGACGAGAAGCTAGTATTTGACCACTATGACGTGAACGTCATAGAATGGTGCGGCGGGTATATGCTAAAAGGAACGCACGGTCTATTTGACGAATACATAGACTATTGGTATAACGAAAAGACCGAAGCTAGAATAGAGGGAAATCCCGGGCGCGAGAAGATAGCGAAACTAATGCTAAACTCTCTGTACGGAAAATTCGGATCAAAGAAAAGAGGAAAGTCATGCATCCCGTATCTAAGAGAAGATGGTAGAGTAGGATTTAAGCTATCAGAGGAGGAGATAAGAAAAGGCGGATATATTCCAATGGCCTGCTTTATAACAGCATATTGCAGAGACAAGATAATCCGTGGAGCACAAATTTGCGGCGATAGATTCATATATGCAGACACGGATAGTCTGCACGTATCAGGAACAGAGCCGCCGGAAGGACTGTGGGTAGACAACAAAGCCCTAGGAGCATTTAAGTTAGAAGAAACATTCATTCGTGCCAAATTTATACGTCAGAAAACCTACCTAGAAGTAACACTAGGGAAAGATTATCAAGAAAAAATCAACATAAAATGTGCCGGTATGCCTAAGAACGTCAAAGAGACAATAACTGAAAGCGAATTTACAGAAGGAGCAGTATTTGACGGAAAACTTCTCCCGAAGATCGTCCCCGGCGGTGTCATTTTGAAGGAGACAACTTTCAAAATAAAAAAGGCAAAAGGGGTTGACAACTCGCTTTCATTATGATACAATACCCTAGAGGGGTCCTTGCTTTCCTAGTGTCCCCGTCCGGGGCACCGGGGCGAAGAGCCTTCCCGGGTGGGAATTGGCGGTGGTGTGCTGACACAGTGGAGGGCAAGGATTTCCCTTATTTTACAGAGGTGATAAAGTGGACACTAAGGACACGTCCATGTATTACAATGCAGATGACACGCTCTCAAGAAACAGGTTATTTAATTTTGTTGTAGGCGCTCGTGGAGCTGGTAAGACCTACGGAGCCAAAAAGAGGGCAATTAAAAATTTCACCGAAAAAGGCGAACAATTTGTATATCTTAGAAGGTACGACACAGAAATGCCTCAGTCACAGATGCGAAACTTTTTCGATGATATCATGCAGGAGTTTCCGGACCACGAGTTTAAAGCGGATCGTGGGTTATTCAGGATAGACAAGGAAGTCGCCGGGTGGTATTTCCCGCTGTCAAAAGCAGTAATGCTTAAATCAATGCCGTTCCCAAACGTCACCTTGATTATCTTTGACGAATTCATCATTGGAGCAGGAGCATACCGCTACCTTCAAAATGAAGTCGTGACCTTCCTTGAATGTTACTCAACAATATCAAGAGACAGAGATGTCCCAGTATTATTCTTGAGTAACGCCGTTACATTCAGTAACCCTTATTTCCTATATTTCAACCTATCATTAGAGAAAGGGCAGAAAAGAAAGCTACTAAAGGACATCCAACTAGAGACAGTCACAAACCCAGCCTACGTTAACCACGTAAAACAAACCAGATTTGGACGTCTGATAGACGGAACAGAATATGGGTCCTATTCAATGGACAACGAGTTCTTGCTAGACACGGATTCATTCATTGAAAAGATGGTTACAGCCTGCTTCTATGTTACAACGATACTAATAGACGGCTTCAAAATTGGCGTGTATAGGGACATGAACTCTGGTATTTTCTATCTATCAGAGAAAACTGACGACACAAGAAAGATAACAATAAGCCTAACATTAAACGACCACAACAATTCAACCGTATTAGCTACAAGGAACAACATAGTTATCAAAGGTATAATGGATGCTTTCTCAGCTGGTATGCTAAGATTTGAGACACAAAAAGTAAAGAATTTGGCGTGGCCTATACTAAGAAAGCTACTATAACAAATGGAGGGTTACAAAATGGCATATGAATTCACTCAGGATTCCTTCCGGGAATTTTCAGAGGCGGTTATCTCCGCAGGAGGGGATCAGGCCACTCTAACGACTTTATTGAGCCAGATGCAAGACGTTATCATTGACAATATCGGAAAAATGGAACAGCTCACGCAGAGCAATGAGAACGTCACCAAGGAAAACGAACGACTCAAGAGTGCAAATATGGACCTGTTTCTCAGAATTGGTTCTCAGGCTGAGGCCATTGAGAACAAGTCTAAGGAAGCCCCCAAAGATGATCCGGTAGGAGTTGACGATTTTCTAAAGAATCTCTATAAGGAGGATAATAACAATGGCAACTAAGAACAATCCTATTGCAAGTCCTGAAATGATGAACGCAATTCGCAACGATGCAAGCGACGCTTACAAGGCGGCGGTTCCTCTGGCTACTGCCTCCAATCTGGCTGACGTGGGAAACCCCATTCTTGCTTATGATGCAATGGCAAACGAGTTTCTGAGTGCGCTGGTTAACAAGATCGTTGCTACCATCCTTTACCGCAAGATGTGGAACAACCCGTTGTCTATGCTCCGCAAAAACGCTGAGCCTCTGGGTGTTGACGTTGAGGAAGCCCACGTGAATCCGGCTACCGCTCAGGCATATGACGGCACAGAAACCGGGATGGCCGCCGTCCTGAAAATGACCAAGCCTGATGTGGCCGCCGCGTGGTATAGACTGAATCGCCAAGATAAGTATCCCGTAACTATCAACAACGAACAGCTCACAAATGCTTTCGTCTCTTGGAACGCTCTTGAAAACCTCATTCAGGGCATTGTAGACAGCCTTTACAATGCGAACACCATTGATGAATTCAAGTACACCAAGCAGCTGGTTGTTGATGCAATTACTGACGGAAAGCTGAAAACCGTCACAGCAGTAATGCCCAACAACGAGGCTACCGGCAAGCAGTTCCAAGTCCAGCTCCGCAATATGTCCATGCTGTTCACCTTCCCTTCCAGCGCCTACAACAACTACAAGCTAATGGGAGGCACCGGAAACGACCGCGTAACATGGAGCCCCATCGAAGATCAGTTGATAATCATCCGCGCAGACGTAGCCGCAAATATCGGAGTTGAGGTACTGAGTGCGGCGTTTAATCTCAGTTACTCTGATTACCTGGCCAGACAGATTATCGTTGACGATCTGGGAGCCGATGGCAAGACACTGGCAGTGCTGGCAGACACTAAAACATTCCAGATTCGCGAAAAGCTCCGCCGTTTCACCACCTTCTATAACGGCTCCGCGATGAACTGGAATTATTGGTTGCATGCGTGGGACACCTTCTCTCTGTCTCCCTTCCACAACTGCGTGGCCCTCCGCACAGCGTAAGAGCAATTTAGGGAGGGGCGCAAGCCCCTCCCGATAGAAAGAAGGTGAAACCATGGCATTATGGAGACCCGAAACAACTATATATCTGTGTACAAATACAGGCATAGATCAGTATAATAAACCCTACTTTGAATCCAATGCCGCCATGCAAGGGTGGTTAGCCGGAAAAGTAAAAGCGTCTTTCACACAATACTCATATCAGAGAGCGGACGAAAGACAATACTGCCGCGTCGAATACAATTACAACGATGCCTTGACATGCGACATTATCATGTGGCAAAACACCGGCACCGGGCCGCGCTGGATTATCGCGAACATTACAGGGGTTGAGTGGGTAAACCCGAACACAACAACCATCTATTTTGAAGTAGACGCATTTTGCACCTACTGCGGGGACATAAATTGGCCCACCTCCTACAGCCTAGTGGAAAGAGAGCATGTCGTAAACGACTGGAACGGAGCTAATCCAAACTGGATTAACATTGGGATACCCGAAGGAATGGGAGGCACACCCGACCAAGTTGTATATGACCAAATAAAGGCATACGCGCCAGATACATTCGTGGTATTCACTCCTTATGATTCTTCCGGTCAACCAATGTTCGGAGGCACCGTAGAAAATAATGTGTTTAACGGCTTAACTATGAGAACTTTTTCAAGCGCAGGAGCCGTTAACAGCTATTTGCAGAGCGTAGCAGAATCAAGCGAGGGAAAGCTAGAGAATATCCTAGGCGTTTACTCCGTACCCGGCGACTTCCTATCCGATTTGTCAGAAGCAGTTGAAACTATTCCGCCGTGGCAAAGCGGTGGAGCAATTGGGCCAGACCTTTGCAGAAATGCGAAATGTTATTCTAGTGAATTTTGCGTGGCGCAAGTAGAAGGCATGAACAGCGAGACAGTGACATACAAACCCGAGCTAATCACAACACAAGGCACGTTTAACTTCCATATCTACGGGCGCTTTATCGGAGGCGGCGGAGGAATCATTGCAACGCCAGACGCCTATGACTACATGGGAAACCCCGGAGAATACGGGTGCGCAATCACCGTATTTCCGCAAGGTGCATGGGTTGGAAATCAATATGCTCAGTATCAACAGACCAACAAAGTAAACATTCTAGCAACCACAGCAAAATCAGCTGGATCTTTCATCCTTGCAGGAGCCGCTGCTGCCACAGGGGTAGGAATGGCCGCCGTTCCGGGACTCGTTGCAAGTGGCCTCAGTAGTGCGGCAAGTATTTGGGATGCAGATACAAAGGCCAAAAAGGGTTCAGCCGCTGTTAATGGCTCTGTGTCTTCTGACCCCATCCTAGCTGCCTCAATTGGCCAGTTTGGCTTCAAATTCCGCTGGTACATGTGCAACGAGAGCATCATGAAATCAGTTGACAGCTTTTTCGACCGCTACGGCTACAAGGTCATGAGGCTGAAAGTGCCAGAGCGCAACAGCCGTCCGTGCTGGAATTTCGTTAAGACCTCAGAGGGCCACGTATCCGGGCCCATTCCAACCGTCTACAGAGAGCGCATTGAAGCAATGCTAAATGCTGGTGTCACATTCTGGAACGTAGGAGCAAGAGCCATCGGTGACTTTTCCAACCCGTCCGCTAACAAGAGTTAGGAGGTTGCCATGGAAACTGTAATTGTTGCTATACTCTCTCTAATCGGAACGCTAGTTGGAACTTACGCAGGAATTGTTTCAGCCAACAAGGTGACAGAGTGGAGAATAAAGCAAGTAGAATCTAAAATATGCACCCTATCAAAACAAGTGGAAGAACTTACAGCAACAGTGAACTACATACAAGGCAAAATGGAGGTACTACATGACCATTGAGTTTATAACAGTTGTAGCTCTAGTGCTCATTTATATGGCAATCTATATGTTACTAATCCCGGTTGGAAAACGTCTACACTACATTATGTCCAGAACAGTATTCAAAAATAAACCGATCAACCATACCGCATATTGGCTGACATACCTAGTGGTAAATATTATTGTATCTCTCACAGGAATGATTATCATTTTCAACCTAGTAAAATACACTGCGGAGGTGTGGATTATATGACCAATCTATTGAAACGATTAGCTAATCTCATGTCCGTTAAATCCCTAGTAACAATCGCCCTGACAATCGTGTTTTGCATTATGGCATATAAACAGACAATCTCACAAGACTTTATGACCATATACTCTGTTGTTATCGCTTTCTTTTTCGGTGCTCAAAGTACCAAGAGCAACAATCAGGAACTTCAAAACGACCTAGAATACGCGGAAACGAAAAACGCAGAATTATATAACCAGTTGATGGAGCTGTCAAAGGAAAACGCGGCCTTAACCGCTAAACTAAAGGAGGTGTACAACGATGCATCTAATCCGGAACTACCTGACGAATAACGACTGCTATAAAGCAGGTAAGCCTCTAAATATTCGAGGCATCATGGTACACAGCACAGGTGCAAACAACCCCAACCTAAAGCGCTACGTCCAGCCAGACAAGGATGGTATCGGCGTAAACAAAAACTCCAACGACTGGAACCGCCCGGGCATTGACACATGTGTTCATGCTTTCATCGGGAAACTGGATGACGGTTCCATTGCCACCGTGCAGACCCTCCCATGGAACATGCGCGCGTGGCACGCCGGTTCAGGTCGTTGGGGATCGGCAAATAACTCCTATATCTCTTTTGAGATTTGTGAGGACGGCCTTACAGACCCAGATTATTTCAACGCTGTATATACAGAGGCTATAGAACTCTGCGCCTATCTATGTAGGCTCTACAGGCTAGACCCATCACAAGAGGATGTCCTAATCTGTCACTCTGAGGGCTTCAATATAGGGGTAGCATCCAATCACGCTGACGTTATGCACTGGTTTCCAATGCACAACAAAACGATGAACGACTTTAGAACAGATGTATATGCACTCCTGAAAAGCGCCGGTGGAGCATCCCCGGAAGAGATCGTAAGAGAATACCGTAAGACACTACAGGACAATGACGCAGAGAACTGGTCAGAAGAGGCCAGAGAATGGGCAATTAGAAACGGTCTTATTACAGGATACGAAGGAAATTACATGTGGCAGGATTTTGTAAATAGAGAACAATTAGTTACCATTCTTAAAGCCTTCAATAAAACATTGGGAAATCCCGTGCCGTAAACTACACCCAACTACCGACCCGTACCGTCAACTCCCGTAGAGGCAATTAAAGACCAGACCTTTTCTGTAATGGGCTGGGCTAGGCTATATAGACCAGACCAGTATAGAATAGACCAGAACAGTTATTTAGTTTAGGAGGCGTTAAAATGAAGGTGTTTATTTCGCAACCCATGAGCGGACTTTCCAAGGAAGAGATTTTAGAGAGAAGACAGGAGGTAAAGCTAAGGTTGTTCCTTGAGCTGGGCGATTATAACATTGAGTATATTGACGCATATGGAAGATATTCAGACCCGATTATGTCTATTGGGGAATCCATTAAGAAGATGGCAGAAGCTAACGTAGTGTATTTTATGCATGGCTGGGAGAAGAATAGAGGATGCCGCATTGAGCATCAAGTAGCAGTTGAATATGGAATAAGGTGTATTTTGTATGAGGGTTAAAAAGCGCAATGGGCCGTGCTCTAAATTGTATAGCAGGCTTTTGGGTTGGATTGTAGTTTTGTTTTTGGCTTGCTTGTTGGCGGGAGGGTTTTATCTGGCCCTGCTGTCTATCAAATATCAGTACACGGGAGCGCTGGCTTGTTGGACAATATGCGCGACACCTATTGGAACGGCTGTTACGATCGTGCTAGGGAAGACAATAGATAAAGAGATACAGAACGTAAAAGGACCTAACGGAGAGGGACTTGATTATACAAACGGCGCTAAGGAATACAACGTGGATTCTGCGCCGGTATAGGAGGTGGTAAATTTGTTTGATTGCTTTTTCGGCGCTAATCTGCCGGGTATAGTATTTCCTCCCAATGGAGCTAGGGCAGAGGTCTTAAATGCACAGCAGACCATAGAAATTTATAACCGATTTATCAATATGGCGTTAAGCCGGTTTAGATGGACGGGTCTGCCGGATAGTTGCAATGAGCGTGCGCTGGAAATGACGTTGCTGTTTTACGGTGTGGCGTTATTCGCTAATGATCCGGACCTAGGTTATATACACACGGCGGTTACTTTGCCGGGGCCTTTTAACATCTACTATGAGAGCGTAGTAAGAGAGGCATATAGTTTCGAGTATCGGCACAGATTTGACATTGATAATAGCGTGCTTATTAGGGCAAATAAGACTATGACACCGGACTATCTTTCCATTTGGAATTATTCACCTAAAATTTCAAACGCACTCAGAAGCATCGATATTCACACTGAGACTATCAAGAGGCCGTTTGCTATTCAGTGTGACGAGAAGGACAAGCAGAGCGCAATTACAGCGGCAAACAAAATTGCCGGAAATGAGATTGCTATTTTCGGCTCTAAGTTTGGCAACCCTGACAGTGTCAAGGTTATGAATTTCGGTGTAAACTGCGTGCTGAATGAGATGTGGGCCAATGTACGAAACTACATGCAACAGCTTTGCACAAGCCTAGGCATTGATAGCCTTACAAGCGACAAGAAAGAACGCCTCATTTCTGCGGAGGGGCAGGGACAGAGGAATCCAACGCGTCACATTATTGAGAGTGAGCTGTGGTGCAGGGAAAGGGCGTGTGAGGAAATCAATGCTATGTTTGGGCTTAATGTGGGCGTGGAGTTGAACGCTGTGGAAGATTTCATGGAAGAGTTTATCGAGATGGATAAAGGTTTCCAGGAGGGAGGAGATAACGGTGTATCAGATGATCGGAACAAGGCAGATTAACCCAGAGCTGGGGGAGCTAGTTTCGGGCGGATACGAAGTTTTCAACGACTGTTGGAACACATTTATTTCAGAACATAAGAAGCACCTAGAAGGAAAGATTGTAACATACTATTGGTTTAACCAGATAGGGGCGGAGACGCCGGACAGATTCAAGCATTTTCTTAACGCGGAATTGATGAAGATTATGCCATACTATAACAGGCTATATGAGAGCGAGCTAATTAAGTTTGATCCCATGTTGAATCAGCTGGTCAAGACTAATGGTAGGAACGTGGAGAATCTGCTTAGGGTGGCTAATTCCGGTGAGAATTCAGCGGCTGTAATGCTCAGGGATTTCGTGAATAGTCATAGGGACGATGAAAACACGAAGGGTAATCTAACTGGAGCATATGACAGCACATTAGATCACACGGCAGAAGAGACATACGAAAAGCAGGGCGATAAGACTTCTAAGGAAGTTGTTGACGAGGATGTAACCGGGACTAAAGATTCTACAACTAAGGTTGTGGATAATACGACTGAGGACAATTCTAAGGATATTACCAGGGAGCTCACTAAGGATAGAACACTGAATGAAACGGTAGAGACAACACGGGATACGACTACTAAGACAAGTGGGTCTGGAACTAGCGATAGTACACTGGAGAGGTCTGTCAATACGGACGGAACGAAACTTTATTCGGATACACCTCAAAAGAACGTCAATTCTAGCGGGGGCGTGCAGAACAGTGTTGTTTGGAACTATCTGACTAACGCAACGCAAACAGGAGAGGACCAGAACACCGATGAAAGTACGCATACTAGCAATAGTTATACTGAGGATAAAACGGAGAAGGTAGCAGAGAACACGACTAGGAACGTGACTGAAAACGAAACTGAAAATGAAACGGTTGGAGAGACTGAGAAAAAGAATAAGGACTATACAAGTGATACAACATACCATGAGGATACAACAGAGAACACAGACAGGACTACAGACTATAATGAAGATTGGCATGAAAACGGCAAGTCTAACCTCACCGAAAATACCACGGGACATAATGATACCGTTGAGGATACAACGGGAGAGCGTCATACGGCTGGAATCGAGCAGGGCAAGACGGATGAAAAGCATACGCAAAGCAAGGATAGAAAAGAAGATGAGACGCAGACAAAGGAAAGCGGAATTGAGGAAGTTGTCAGCGGGTACGTTGGTATTAGTGGGTCTGAATTGCTGGCGGCTTTCCGTAAAACCTTCATCAACGTAGACGAAATGATTATTGAGGCCCTTAGAGGGTGCTTTATGGAGGTATTCTAATGAAAGATTGTTATCATGATTTTGACCATTGCTGTGAGCCCGATCCTTGCAAGCCTGAGCATTGCGGCCCTTGTAAGCCGGGACCTTGCGGGACACCTGTGCCGCCTCCTGTCCGGCCTGTGGTAAATATCCCGGGACCAAACGTGCAGGCCCAGATGTGTGAAATGGCTGGCAGGGTAAACGAGTGCATCCTGAGATGGAACCAAATTCAGCGAAACTGTTATGAGGCTCTTGATCGGGTTGTTGGCGCGGCTGTATCCAATGATGTGTACTATGATCGTGACGAGGTTGGCATGGAGAGCGGGTACTCTGAAAACGACAGTTGCCCGTATCACGTCATCAACGTGAAGTGTGTTGACAAGTGCGGTAAGCCTATCTTTATCAAGCTTATGCCTGCATTTGGAAATACTACAAACTCTGGTCTTGTGCAGAGTATTCAGGATGTCAGTTTCGTGACCAACGCCAACGCGATTATTAGTGCAACCACTGACGCGCCGTGGAAGGGTGTTGCGCGGTATATGGGTGCACCGATGGCAAGCACTCCAGAGGGTGGAATCTTCTGCGGAGGATTCAACCGGCACGGGGCGTTGAAGATTTTCGGTGGTGACACTGACGAGGATACACTGTGCCAGAATCAGGTTGTTGACCTCATCGGGTCTGTTATTCCCATTATTCTGGATGGTGAGATCACGGAGCAGGCTAAGGGGATGACCACAAAACAGTCGATTTGCGCCGTTGGGTATAAGTCTTGCAACGGTGATAAGGTGTTCTTTAACTGCGGCAAGCAGGACGTGCAGGGCATGCAGGGTATCACCGTGGCGAATATCCTGAAAGGCATGGGGTGCACAACTGCGGTCATCACCGCGACTTCCGGGGGCGGTATGGAGTATCTTGGTAGCCTCACCTCTTCCCCTGACAACTGGCAGATGCCTAAGAACTCCGCATATTGGGTGGTTAGCAAGCGCCCTTTTGAGGGATGGTGCAATCAGTTTGAAAGCTCTATTGCGCAGTTGGTGCAGAGAGTTGGCGGCCTGAAAAATGAGATTGACTTTATCAACCATGAGGTTGACGAGGTTAGCGAGGTAGCTAATAAGGCGTGGGAGCTGGCGCAGAAAAACGCGGATGATATCGCTGAGATTCAGGCGGACATTGAGAGAATCGATGGCGAGATTACTGCGCTTGAGGATCGTATCACTACAGCAGAGGGTGATATTGATGCGCTTGAAAGGGCACTTGAAAAAGAGATTCAGGATCGGAAGGACGCGGACGCGGCGGAGGCTCAGGCGCGACAGGAGGCGGACGAGGCGCTTGGTGAGCGGATCGACCAGGAAATCGCGGACCGTGAGGCCGCTGACGAGCAGTTGCAGACTGCTATTGAGACAGAGGAGGCGGAGAGGACTGCCGCTGACGCTGTGCTACAGGGTAATATCAATCAGGAGGCTATTGATCGGGCTAATGCAGACCTCAAGATTGAGCAGAACTTGAACAAGGAAGTCATCAATCGTACTGAGGCGGATCAGCTTTTGCAGGATCAGATTAACGGGCTTACTAGCGGGGATGTTCCTCTCCCGTATGTCAAGAGAGCGGGAGACACCATGACAGGTGATCTACAGATGGAGGGCTCCGCTGTTGTTAAGCTCGTGGACGGTAAAACGGTAAAGGGTGCTTTCTACCGGGATAACGGGGACGTTTGCGTGAAGAGCGAGAGCGGAAATGTCCGTATTCTGGGAGCGGCTACTCTGTTGACAAACGCGGATAATGGCGCTGGAGTGCTAAAGATCGGGGCCATTACCATTCAACAGCATATGAGCGGAGACGTTCCCCATCTGGATATCAACGTTGGCACTGACGCGGGTGCTGTCTATGTGAACAGAAACGGGATTGACGGTGGAACTGGTGAGCTGTGGGTCACTGAAATTCATGCTCCCAACGAGTTGCGGCTTGCGCCGGGCACTAACGTCAATGCTATGGATCACAGAATCACGGGAGTTGCTGACCCCGTTGATGATGGGGACGCTGTGAACAAGAAGTATTTTGACACTCACGGCACTGAATACACTTTGCCGGTTGCTAGTGCTACCACTTTGGGCGGTGTAAAAGTTGGCGCTAATCTGACGATTACACAGGATGGTGTGCTGAACGCTACCGGTGGAGGCGGCGGAGGCGGTACGGAATATGTGGCTGGCGAGGGTATCGTTATCTCTGGGAACACTATTTCTACCGATCCGGCTAAGGTTCCGACTAAGGAGGAGCTTAACGATTATCTGCCATTGACCGGTGGGACGATGACCGGAAACATCAAGTTCGATAGCGATTCTGATTATGTGGGTGCTCTTGTTTCGGATCAAGACCATGTAATTATGATGGGTTCTCAGGGCGAGGGTGCTATCATGGGGTCTGTTAGCGCCGGACATAATCAGACTCAGGTTGATGCCGTTATCAATGCGAACTTGAATAGCAAGAAGGCCAGTGTGCAGGCTACCCGGACAACGGACGGCGGGAGTAGTGTGGTTATTGAGGCGCAGGACCCGGATAGTGCGAACGCGGTGAGTGTCAAAGTGGGCGCTAAGGCGACAGACGTTACGGGCGGGACGCTGAGTGTTTACCGGGATTCTAACGTTGACTATGTGGACGTTGGGGCGAACCAGCTGAAATTCGGCGACAAAGGTCTTATTTTCGGCGGCGGTGATGGACTACGTATTATTTCCGGCGACCCTTCTGATGGCGGTAGTTTGTTCTTTAACGGAACGCAGAAGACTGCTCAGTTCCTTACCTATAAACCGCAGTATCAAGGGGCGCCTACTGAAAATAATGATCTTGTTAACAAGGAGTATGTTGACGGTAAGGCTGGCGGGGATTATCTGCCGCTGGCGGGCGGGACGATGCGTGGGAATATCAACATGGGGTCGAATAACGTGGTGCAAACCGGTGGAATTTCTAGCGGTGGGACTATGTCGAGTGGAGGCGCTGTGCTTACTCAGGCCAGCTCTGTGCGGTTGAACGTCAAAGGTCAAAATCAAATTGAATGTGATGGTGGGACTGTTTGGATTAGGAAACAGGCAAACATGGATGGTAAAAAGATTGTTTCCATGGCTGACCCCACTAACCCACAAGATGCGGCAACTAAGGCGTATGTGGATAGTAAAGCGGGTGTTATTGACAAGCCGACTTCCGGGAGCATTGTGGTTGATACGCCCACCGGGCGCGTTACTGTTAACGCCAATATTACTAGAACGGCACCTGACAAAATTTTCTTTGCCCACGGTATGTTGTTTATACGGATTCCTAACGCCATTGTTCCATCGTCCAGAACCTCTTTTGGCACTATAACCACTTCCGGATTGTATGCGCCGTATGTTTCTGCTATGGGGCCAATTGATACCCTGTGGGGTGGCCCAAGTGGTGGTAATATCGACCTGGAGGTGTCGCCACCGTACACTGGAACCGTTTTTATCGTTGTTTGCTCTGAATATTCAGCAACTAATAACGCTATTGGTCCAATGATTGCCGGGTAACTATGGAGGTGATATGATGCATTGTGAATACATTCAAATCAACCCTACGCAGGAAACCGTAAAATTTGACGCCAATGGGCACACCGTTTACCAGTTTTTTCTGGGCAATGTTTGGACACCTAAGTTTCTGTGTGTTGAAAATGCGCAGATTCCTATGATGTCAAACGATGGGAGCTCGCCCAGCGGCGCTTATGTGACCTGTGAGGGCGACAAACTCTTACTTCATCTGGTGAACGCTGGACAGTATGACCATGTGCTGCTGATTGAAGAGGACGATATTAGCGATTTGTTTAGTAATATCGCTGTATTGCTCAATTCTATCAGCTCCAAGATGGACACAGCTAACACGAAGCTGAGCGAGATTGCTACAAATACCGGCAGGATTCAGTAAGTAAGATAGAGGTCGTGAACGTGCTGGGCGTTTGCGG